TTAAATCTTTTTACTGGAACTTCCATCTCTTAACCTGTCGGCCACCTTATTATAGTAATCTTTCAACCCTTTATTATTATGAAGGATAGGTTTTATACTCATAAGTAATGTTCTTAATGTACCTCTATCGCTATACTGATTATTATATAGCCTCATCAGTTTAATTAATTCATTATTATCCAGGTTGTCATTGTTTACAATCTCAACAACTTTATCATGAATAAAATCAAATTTATTTAATGAATCACATAATTTATATTCTTCATGAATAGACTTATAAAAATCATATTTTTCCTCTGAAAGATAATTGTCGATAAGTATATATTCGATATTATCTTCTTTTCTCCATTTTTTAAGAACAGAAAGATATACATTACTATATACATTTATTTTTTGAGCTTGCTGTCTTGAACATGTTATCTTAAACACGTCTTCTCCCTTAGAAATATGAATATTAGTCTTAGACTTTCCGCCAGCCTCAAAAGCCTCACCTGTAATGAATAAAATTTCATACTTTAGAGGTACTAATTTGCCATTTCTTGTTTGAAAATTTTTAGATTTAAATTTAGGAGTTAAGTCAACATATTGCCCATCTTCCCATAATGATACCTCATATGTTAAACCATTTTGTTTAATCCTATCCTGAATAACCTTAAAACATTTGATTCTCTCATTATTTTTAGACTTATTATTAGTTATTTCCTTAATATCCTCAATAACATCTAAATCATCTTCTGGAATTACTAAACTCGTAATAACAGAGCCTTCAGTTAACGATAATTTAATGTCACTACTTCCATCATAATCACTATAAGTTTTGGCTAATCCAGTTAATGAATCTATAAAAACTTTAAGTGATTCAGCGGCATCTAATGATATATTATCTAACCTAACCTCTTCACCATCTGAGTTTGATACAATCCTTATTTTGAATTCATTCATTCTGATTTGAATTTGGGTAAAGATATAAAAATATCGCAATATCATTTTACGGGAATCCGTAAGGCATAGAATAATATACATAACAAAAACATTTACAACTTATTATTTTCAAAATTCAACGACCGTGACGCCAAAACTCGTCGCATTATATTTTATTTAAAAAAAATTATGCCTTCAGTTTGTTATAATAATTAAGGACGGTAGAATACCCCTCAGGAGTTCCGGTTTTAATACCCGCCATTATACGACGTGCTGCAATTAAACTTCCGGCTTGCCCCATTTTAGTTCTTTTCCAATAGTACAGTGCAGAAAGCAAAGCATAATCCTTTGTTGCCAAAAGATCCGGATTCTTAACGAAGTCTACTCCATACTCTTTAGACAATAGTCCGTATAAGTACTTTCCAGTAGATTGAATTAAACCACGGCCACGATATTTATAGCCGTCTCCATCCTTATCGTTACCCAGTCCTAAAGTTGGGAAAATTCGGCTATCATAAACTAAATTACCTAGCTTCTCAGGCTGCCCAACATAATTTACTGGATTATATCTGCTTTTAAATGCTCTGGGAAACACTTCTCGCAATCTTTGAGCAGTTTTGTAATTCATATTCTCAATGAATAATTTGAATCCTCCTGTTTCATTCAATACATTAGCTAAGAAAATATAAAGGTTTTCTTCAGTAGTGATTCCGTATTTAGACATCAGGTCAGCAATATTATCTGGAACCATTGCCATATTAGCTCCTACAGCTTTGAGTTTTCTCAAAATTATTTCGTTAGTCATAATTGCGTTAGTTTTTTAAGTTTTGAATACCAGCTTACACCGTTTCTTCGAAGAATTTCCCAAACTATTATCGAAACAATAGAGATTACTACATAAAGCCACCAACTATCCCGATTGCTTTCAACTTTGGAATCTTTATTTTTCTTTAAAGTGGCATTATCAGCAGTAAGTTTTTGATTAATTTCTTTTTGAGATTTAACCTGGGTAACCAGACTCTCATTTGAAAATGAAAGTTGTTTATTTTCTGCTGTGAGTTTTATTATTTCTTCTTTAGATGACTGGATATTACTTTTGAGGTTATCAAGTTCATAATTCAATTTATATATCTCCTTAGTCATATTTTCAGAAGTCTCCGTTTTTGACTTAGGATTACCATTTTCATAGTATTCTTCTGTCTTCGTAGATTTCTGATAATTCTCATTCTGTTTTTCAGAAGAGCTTTTCTCTGCAGTATGATCTGTAATAACATTTCCTTTCTCTGATGTAGATCTTTCAACACTTCCGGAGGATTCTCCCACGGAAGTGTTTTGCTTTTCAGATTTAGTACTTTCTTCAGATTTAGATTTTTCAGATCCGGAACTCTCAATTTTAGTTTTTGATTGTTCTTTGGAAATACTAACTTCTTTCTGGCGGGTTCCGCACCCAGCAAGAAAAAGGCTAATGATTACTATTAGTATTGCTCTCATTGGTTTTAGATTTAAATTGTTCGTAGAATAAATACATAACCCCGATGCACATAAGCACATTTCCAGAAGTCCATAAATACCGCGAAAGGAGATCATAATAGTTATACTCCCCCCAAAGATCCTTCATGATTGCTATCCAATAGCAGGCTAACCCGATAAGGATAAAAGGAAATGTTTTTCGGTGCATGAAAAATGAACCTATAAAAGCTGCAGAGATGAAGAAAGCTGAAATATATAGTTTCTGAATATGCTCTGCAAAATACACACCTGCCAACGCTACTATTACAATAAGCAGCTTTGCATAAAAGTTACTGAGTGTTGTTTTCATTGTTATTGTTTTTATTGTTAAAGAATCGGTCAAGATATTTTTTCTTGTTTTTGTCTAGGTATACGATTAAGTCGTGAGAAAAAAAAGATATAAGAGTAAGTGCCGGAAGCCGGTAATCTTTATACCCTGAATTAAGCAATAGTGCTTCTCCAACAAATACAGCAAATACAGCCATAGCTAATGCAGAAAGAACCATTCCTAGTTTAATTTTTTTCTCTTGGGAAACTAAGTACCCAATACGACCCAGTACGCCTACTATGATTGTTAACAGAATAGCAGTTATTCTGCTAGCATCATAAAGAAGCTCGTTTTGTGTCATGGTTATTGTTTTAGTTTTTAATTAAGTCTATGATTCCATCTTTTTAACTATCGTTTGAAACAACTTCTGATGCCCCAGTGAATTGGGGTGAAGCCCATCGGCTGTATATATATTCTTTGTTAAAGCTGAAATACCAGATTGAGAATATAAATCTATCACAGGCAAAGCATGACGTTGACCAATTAACTTTATTGCGTCAACATAATCTTTCAGTTTCAAGCCAACATTATTAACATAATCTATATTAAATGGTGAACCATCAGAATTATCATGAATAGGAGTCAAAAGATATATTTCGCAATTATTATTTACTGAGTAAATATTTTGAATGATCTTTATATATGCTGGTATAAATTCATACTCATTTGTAGATTCAATAGTGCCTAACTGAATGCTGGACCTGTAATCATTGACTCCTCCAAAAATAATAACAACATCAGCATTAACATCCATACTTGTAGACCGCTCAACAAACGAATCTGTTTTACCGGTAAACTTTGCAATACAAGAAGAAGATATTCCATAATTATTTTCAACAGATAATCTATAATATGATGCAATCAGTGAAGAGAATCGTTGTCTAACTCTGTTAGCATCAAGCATTAATCCCCAGGTTATTGAGTCGCCTAAAAAATTAAATGATTTCCCAAAATACCTTGAAATAGGATTGGAATATAAATTTGATTCTTTTGTAGGTGGTGAATAAGGAATAGGTGATTCACCTTTTGAAAATGTATAGTAGTTATTATCTGATATGTTTTTATTAAACACAATTCTTATAAATTTTACCTCAGAGTCAACAGTATAATTACCTCCAACATGAAATGATTTATAGCTTTTATTTTCATCATATAAAGCTAACCACTGACTGTTATTACTTCTTGAATATGTTTGTCCAAATTCAACTGCAATAAAATCGGATACAAAGAAGCTCGAGTCCGGAACTAAACTTCCGTTATCTGAATTTATATAATATCCATCAATAACAGTTTCTTTATCATATAGGTTGTAGCTGTTTTCAACTACAAAATTATTTTTCGGACCAGGAACTTTACTCTCTCTTTCTAATTTCCAAACAGTTCCTGATTTTCTAAACTGTGTAATGAATCCTTCTTTAGCTATCAGTCCATTTTTATACAATCCACCTATTTGAGCAGAATATACTCCATCAGGAAGTTCATTTAATTCAGCTAATGACTGATCTACATTTATTGAATCTTTCACTCCTGAAAGAGCCAATGAGTCGACTTGCGTCTTATTATATACCTGCACGGATAATCCAACATCCACCAACGCTGTGTTTGGTTTAGGATTCTCATCAGTTGTATTAATTACGATTTCATTCATGGTTGTTAGTTTAAATTGATACAGTTATTATTTTAGTTTGAGTTATTTTTCCACCAGATATATGATAGACCATATATTCAATATTTGCTATTGGAGGCCCCGTACTGCTTAGGATTGATTTTATCTCACCGGTTTTCAATCCATACCACCCCTCTGTTATATTGTCTGTTCTGGATGAGTCTGTATCTTTATACCCAATATTAATTTCATATTGAGCATTGTCTGGATGCGTACCGTTTTGATATTCATAAGAAATTGCATTGGAGTTTAAGTTATAACTATATACTACAGGATCGCCAATTTGGCTCCCACCAGAGGAAGTCATATAAATATCATTGGTCAGTTTTTGTTTTGCTAGGTCTTCATCTAGATTTAGTTCAGTTTGATCAAAATAATACATTATTGTTTGAGTCCAGCTTTCAGGAATATAAGCTACATTTATCAAGCCTCTATTTGGCGAAAGCTCATATATTTTGAACCCTGATTCGTGATAGCCATTCATTGTTAGTCTTCCGTTTATTATTCCAAATTCAAACCCTATATTTCCATTAGAATGTCTTATTAAAAGTTTTCCATCTCTTGTTACAGAAAATGTCGCTTCATTTCTATGAGCAAAATCCTTATTGGACCATAGAAAAACATCACTACTGCCTCCCTGACCAGTCATCCCAGCATTTTGACCAAGTTCAATAATTGAGCGGTCCAGATCAAAGAAAGAAGTACCATCTGTTGACATTATTTTTTTAGTTTTTATATACCCACCCTGAATAGATGTCATTCCCTCAAGCATTGTTATATATCTTGTGTTATTGGAATCTACTGAATGAACTAATGCTAAGAGAAAGTTGTAATAATTACCTTCTACATCAAAAGATATACGTTGTTTTGTTATCAAGAATGTTCCATCAGTTCCACTCTTATGGCAACGGGCGTATATGTAATATTTGTCATTATCTGGAAGTGTTTGATTTATTTCAAGCATATTCCAGCTAGTTGTCTGCCCAGGGTTAATGAGGAAATGATTTAGTACACCTGCAGTAATTTTAATTTGATTGGGATTACCTGCAACATTTGGTACAAATTCAATCCCACTATAGCCTAATTGCTGGCTATCATCGCCAGTCTCTAATAATAGAGTACGGATAGATATTGGACGAATAACGTCTGTATATAAAAATCCGTCTACATCAAATAAGCTTTCGCGAAGTTCTTTAGTTAGCCGGTAAGAATTAAGAGTCTGCTTCCTGTTTTCCACCTTTTCAAACTTTATATCGGTCTTTATATCCTTAAGATCATTTTTGATTTCCTTTACCAAAGAAACCTCATAGACGTCTGCAATATCCAGATCATACTTATCCTGGAATAAATCATACTTTAGTCCGATAATCCGGGTTATCTTATCAACTCCGAAAGAATCATCTTTAACAGAAGCATAGTCTCCTATATCTGCTTTAACCTTGTCCCGCATAAAAAGAGGATCGATATTTAAAGCATATTTGACATTATTCTGGCAGACTTGTTGGTACTTTTCCAATACTTTTTCATGAAGCTTATTTTCGGCATTCGTGATATACTGCTCCGGCATCATGATGTCAATCAAGGTAAATTCATCACCAACTTTAAAGCTGAATATTGTTGATGTATCAGGGTATTTTAATCCTTTTTCATCTGCAATCTGTTTTATCTTAAAAGACTTAGTAGAATGATCGTAGTCAATAATTTCAAAGTCATATCCTGCCAGATCACCTTTAGTGACTGAAATTTTAGGAGGCGTGTTTGCAATCCAGTATTTTGTATTTCCTTCACTGTCTTTTTCTCGTAAATCAAAATCCATATTTGACACAGAAAAAGACTGTACTCCTTTCTCTAAGCTTCCTACAGATGAAATAACACCTTTGAAAGTTGGCTTTATGTCATCCATTGTTATTACGTCTTCAACACGGCCAAAAAGATCTATTGCAGCTTGACTTGTAATATAATCACCAACAGCTGCCGGCATCCGGAGACGTTGAGAATACTCACGATAAGTTGCAGGAATATTCTGTGAACTTCCATACCCATAAAGTATAGTTACTACTTCGCTATCATTAACACGGGACCTGTTTAAGTCATAAAGGCCATTCCCTTTACCGTACTCAAACACATAAGGCAAGGTTTTGCCTACTTTACGGATGTGAAGGATGTATTTCCCGTTTCTCTGTTCAATTTCAAATTCTTTATCAAATTCCTGGCATATTCTCTGTAAAGCTGCAAGGCAATTTTCATTACTGAAAGTTATTGTCTTGGCCTCTGTATCGGTTGGAAATTCTCCCAGTTCCCACTTGGTTTCCCACTTATTAGCATTGTTGATTATTAAATACAAGAAGCCTGGAATTTCAGAGGTCATCGGGAATTCATTCGAGGTTTTATTGCCTTGTGAATCCAGATTGAATACTTTTAGTTTCCTTAGAAGGTACGCAACACCCTCAAATCTTAGATTATACGTAAATCTATCATCTGCAAGTTTCTTAGCCTGGGGCATTAGGTTTAAAAAATAATTTTTCCCTCTGAAAGTTATTTTATCTTCTAAATACAGATCTAAGGGAATACTGGAATCTACATCAATATCAATGAAGTCTTCGAAATTCACTTGCTTGTTCAGTACGAAACTTGTCATACTGATAAAAGGCTTCCGGCTGAATAACTCTATATTTTTGCCGTTTTTCTGATTTATTACAACTTGTTCCATAATACTTCAGCATTAGTTGTTAATTCAGTAATCTCATCTACATCCCCGGCTAAAGAGATATAGTGAGTATTCACGTTTGATTCGTAATCAAAGCTTTCATATCCAGTCTTTAAAACAACTTTAGACATTGGTAATGTTTGGTTACTGATATTTTGAAGGGTAAAAACTAGTTTCCCATACAAATCGAGATTTGCAGAAAAGCGAACACCTATTCTTTGTGGTCCAGCTAGTGTATAAGCCTGTCTTCCTAACACTTCAAAGACATTGGTGCTTTTGTTTCTGGCTATTGCATATAGAGTATAGCTTCCAGTTCCAGTAGCATCAGCTCCGAAAGTATATTGCTTTACATTTTCATCTACAATAGCAGAAGTTTCATAGTATTTTTTTACTTCTGTACTGCCAAGGATAAGATTACCCTCATCTGATTTTTCGAAAGGAAGGCTTTCATTTATATTTACATCTCCTTTTTTGAATACAGAAGAATATCCTGTGTTAACACTTATCCAATCTGAAGAATTAAAAGCTAACTCTAGCTTCGAAGATTCAATAGATAAAATTTTTTTTATCGGATCTGGCTCTGTTAATTTCAACGTGAATGATCCGGCTGATTTCCCTTCTTTTTTAACTTCATTCAGTATTATCTTATCAGACAAGATAACATCATATATTCTTGGCTTGTACGAAAATATTTCAACAATGAGTCGTTGTGTTCCTTCTTTGTCAAATTCAGATGAAAATGATCTAAATTGGTCTGTCATTAGATTCCAATTATCACCTATAACAAAGCAGTCTAATTCGATTGTCCGTTCTTCATATTTTGGTTTCGAATCTAAATCATATTGCTTTCCGTGCTGTCCCGGCCAATTATAACTAGGACGATCTTTTTGCTTAAGTAGGTCGCCAAATCCTCTGGAAGCCGACACGCCAATTCCGAAGCTGTCAAAATTTTTACCGTTAATAGTCCAGTTTATTTTTCCCATTTTCTCTCATTTACCTCAACTCCATTCACTTCTCCTCCATATCTGTAAACTCTTACATCTGCATCGTCCTGTATCTGAACATTTAGTATAGATTCATCAAGAATCGTCACAAAAGCAATAGAATTCCCCGAAGCTAGTAGGGTTACTTTAGAATTTCCTCGGATAATTATTTGTGAAATTTCACGATTCTCTAACTTTAGATCAGCATTACAATCGAAAAGAGCCATGTCAGACTTGATGAAAGACAAACTCTCATTATAATACATGCCGTATTCCTCATATAATCCCTTGTATTTAGAGAGGAATGCTCTTGTTGGAAAGTTGTTCTCTAATGCCCAATCTGAGCCTTTGAAATACATTTCACACAAGTTTTTCAATGTTGGCTCTTTTTTCATTTTTAAATACCAAGGTCTACAAATCCCGATATTTTTTATTTCTTTTACTACATCTGTTGCTTTCATCATAACCCTGCTGCTCTTAATCCATTTCCGGAAGTTACTTTTGCGTTTAGCTCTGAAATATCCTTTCTTATTTGTACTAAATTGCTCGTATCTCCTTTAATTTGGCTGAGGATAGATAACTGATTTCTCATTATCTCATTACCCTCATTATTTCTTTTAATAATTTCCCCTGTATTAATTCGTAAAGCATTGAATTGCCCGACTAAAACGTCTGCTGTTTGTTCAGACATTCCCTTAATTGCACCGTCAAGTCCTTTTGGAGAGGAAGCATTAGCTGATTCAAAGAACTCTTTGTATTGCTCCAGAAACTTTTGTTGTTCCAATGTTGCGTTCTTCATCCGTTCTTTGAATTCTTCCATTTGCTGTGGAGTGAGGGGATTAAATGTGCCTGTACCATCTTTATTGATACCACTAGCTTTCATCATTTCATCGAATATGTTCCCCATACTTTTTTCAAGACGAGAACGAACCCACGCCTTAGCCATATTAGCGAATACATCATTTGCTTTTTTATCAAGGGAATCAAGAGCATCCTCGCCTTTTGTCAAAGCTTCAACCAATCCATCGGTAAATTGACTCGCAAGATCTTTTGCATCAGTCTGAAGAAAATCTTTAGCTATACTATCAACTAAATCCTGATACTG